ATCTCGAAAGAACTGAACCTCTTGCTTCTGTGTTCGCGCAGTCTTAGTCAAGAAGGAACGTCGCATAGCTTCAACCATAGAGGTGAGGACGGGTTCAATTGTCCGATTCCAATAATTCAACATAGCTTTCTCATCGGCAGTACCGTTCATAACCTCTTCGGTAAGACCTAACTGCCCATAAAGCATCTGTGTCAAGAATTCGATCTGGGACATTAGGTTGTTCTCGGCCGGACGGTTAAGCTGAGTAATCTTTTCGGTCCCGTCCGTATAGGCGATACCGTACTGGCTACCCTTGAGCTGGAACTCGATGTCCGATCGACGCTGTTCCGCCTGTTGTCGTCGAGCTTCAGACTTAATCACGTATGGGAGCTGAATAATGATGTCTAGTTTTCCAGATGCTGACTGTTCGTCAATAGCATCCAGCAAATGTAGTTTGTGAAGAAGGCGCTGTAGCGTTGAATTCGGCTCGTTCATTACCGAATACAAAGGGTTTTCCACGATCGCTACCGCAGATTTATGTATAGTAATTTCTTCCCGTTGAGCAAGTTTTTCGTTGTACACGCTTACGCGCACGTGATACGGATACCAGCTCACAATGTCGCCAACACGCATCGTTAAGATGTCGTATCCGCCAGTTTTCTCTGGATTAATCGTGGTATCAACAGGAACAAGCGCAGCAACACCTTTATCGAAGAGTGTCATAGCAATGTCTTGCCTAAATGCTCGCGCAGCTTGGTCGATGTTAGCCTCAACTGTCAAACAGTTATTAAGGCCGCTTTCGATGTCTTCTACGTATCTCCGATGTTCATCCAACCTCACATGACGCATATCAACCGAAGCCACATCAATGCTGAGGCGTGTATAAATAGAGGAGATGATGGAGCGCTCGTTCGAGACTCGAAGCCTTACACGATCTGGCCTCGATCCGTAGCGTGGTTCAGCATAAGGACGACTTTTATCTCGGATGTCTTGATTAGTAAAGACATTCCAAGCGTGTTTCAACGTTGTGCCAAATCGCGACACACCTCACCTCCTTTCTACTTATAACCACCTCGAGCTTGCTTTCTTTCGACGTGTCTTCGGAAACCATAAATCCCACCAAGGCCTACACCACCCGTCAGCAGACCAATTACCACCTTTTCTCCTCGAGTGAGACGAAGAGATGTTGCTCTATCTGGGTTTTTCAAATATACAGACTTAGCTTTCTGACGATCACTCTTAGAGAGAGACCTCGAGCGCATCGTATCGGCTCGTGTATCTTGTCTAGATCGTGCCGAACGAATCGCCTTCTTCTTATCGCTAGAGGTAGGGTTTTCGGAACGGAACTTCTGACGAACACCCCACTTCTGACCTTTAACTCCATGATGTTCCAGAATCTCCGCTGGAGTTCCTGGCTTATCCACCGTAAACATTATCCCCAACCGTTGAAATATGCGAGAATAACGAAGATAGCGATAATGACTAGAGCGATAGCACGTGTTGTGTCTGACCATCTCGGATCCATTACTCAAACGCCTCCTTATTCAGCTTGAATGCAATCCAGGCGTCCATAAGCGCTGCTACATTGTCGATCTTCTCATCCTGACGTTTCTTCAAAAGCTTTCGGTTACCGTTGGTATCTTCTAGGGTGATTGCATTACCCATGGCAAACGACATCAAGACCTGATCGAAGATCAACAAGCGTTCTTCTGCCATAATCTTAATTTCACCCAAAGGAACCGACTCGGTCTTGGCTCCTTGAATGATCTTTTCAATACCAAAGGGTCCGTTCTCACCCTCCCAGCGAGTAACAAACTCTTTAGCATTGTATGGATCGTAACCTAGAGATCGAACCTCATACTCAGAGGTTATAATGAACTGATCCAAATCTTCGTACACTTCCATCATGTCCAGAATGTTGCCCGGCATGACGTGAAGACTTCCTTCGGTGATAAACTCGTCATACTTCTGTCGCATAGCAGCGGGAAGCTTCATCAACGTGAGTTCCGTGATGTAACTTCTAGTTTTTACTCCGTACTTCTCGCGTCCAAGCGGAAAGAGGAAAGTGAACGCACAGAAGTCATCACCTTGGGAGAGATCTGCCCCGAGAGAACACGGCATCTGCCAGAATTCTCTACGACGATGAGGAAGGGTCTCTTCGTATGTGAAGAAATAGGTATAGCCTTCCATCGGAATCCCAAAGCGTTTCGCGAGAATGTCATTTCGGCTCGCTGGAGCCTTTTCGGCCCGTTCCACATCAAGTTGATACGTCTCATAGGAAACCGTCATTCCTAGATTGGGATTAGCCTTCACCCACATGGCTGGATCAGCAACTTCTTCGATTTCATCCAACTTGTAGTGCCAGATCGAAACGTGCGGAGCATAGTATTCGCCCTTAAGGATGTCAGCAAGTTCCATTTTGATGGTGTCACCGGAACCGGCACGAACTGTCCCCTCAGAGCTAATAGCTACAATCAAATAGTCCTCAAGCTTCGACGCTCCCTGCTCAACAGCACCGACAACATCCTCTCGAAGATCACCAGACAACCATTCGTCGATCGTAGAGATCTTAGGGCGGAGACCCTGCAACTTGTTGATAGCCATCGGCCTAACCTCGAGCAAAGAGCCGGTAAGAAAGTTCTCGATACCTTTCTTAGTGGCCGCTAGTTTCACTCGATTAGCTCTTGAGCCCGTTGTGTTCTGAAGAGACCCCTCTGTTAAGAACTTAAACAGAGGGCCACGGGAGCGAACAATGGCTGTGCGAGCCGGGGACATGACTTCGTCCGCTTGCTTCATGGTAGGGGCCGTGGTGACCTGATGTGTGGTGGTCGTATCGACGTTTAGGAAGTAGCTTTGGATGACCGACGCATACATCGACTTGGCTGCCCCACGGGCAACTATTAGATACTGCTTGAGGGTTAGACGTTTCTTGATTGTCCGCTTCTCATAATGGCCACCGTGGTTCTCCTTGGTCGGCACATAGATACTTCGCTCGACGAAGTAGTACCAGCCAAAGATTTGCTCGGCCCAAAGTTTAAACGAATCAAGGAGATGAAGATCGGATCCGTCTGTCAGAGTTAACTCTCCCTCACAGTAACGAATGAACCCTTCAACCGCTTGATCGTCGTAATAAATGTTGGGGTTGGCTATGAGCGAATCAATTCGATTCATCTCCTGAGAGATCTCTCGATTTACTGGAATCTCTCCTCGAAGAACTGCCTCTCGAAACCGAGCATAATAGATCGGCGTCGCGGTACTAGACAGGCTCATAGCTAACCCCCTTTCTTAAGCAACAGCGGCAACGGCGCCTGCTTTAGCTAGACGTCGGACCAAATGCTTCTTAACCTGATGCGAAGCTACTTGACCGGAAACGTCTGTAATCTGCTGTTTGCCGTGTTGTAGAATAACTCGTGAAACAAATCTTCGACCAGGACTCATATCGTTTTGAGAAAGTCGATGAGCATTTGCCTCGAGATTCATCCGCTCATTGTAGGATTTCAATTCATTATTCGACAGAGCCTTAGCTCCGCTTTTCTTTAGAATTTGCCCGGTAGTAGCTTTACCGATAGCGTCCGAATGTGCAGGATGTCCCTGGCCGCCTTTGGTCTTGAGCTTCTTTCGTTTGTCGCTCACAACAACTTCTTGTGCGCCGACTGTAGCCTTACGACGGACACCCCACTTCTGACCTTTAACGCCGTGATGAGCAAGAACGTTCTCTACAACTTCGGCGATGTTCATTGGATCTCCTACTTCTTACCCGAGCGCCCGCGCGCGCGAGGCTTCTGCTTCTCTTCCTCTTCATCTGCCGGAGCCGGAATATGACCTAGTCGAATCTGACGCGCCTTGATCGAGTCAGCCTTCTCCTTGTCATGCCGCTCTCTTTCTTCTAATCCGCTTTCTCTTGTCACTACGTACCTCCTCGATCGTTCCATCATAAATATCTTCGATAAAGATCGGAGGGTCTGGATCAACCCAACCGTCCTCTTCTCGATGAACATTCAGACGCCACTCGAGCTCCTGAATCTGTCTCTCAACTGCCGAAATCAGATATGATGTCTGCGGTGGATCAAACAGCTGTCGGACCTTGAGAAACACGTAGGACTTAACCGAATTGTACTGAAGATCATCAGCAACAAAGTCAAGCCACTCTGTTGAATCATCAACAATCATGAAACCAGCAGGCGGGCCGACTCCCAGCTGGGTGAGAGTGGAGAATGCCGAATTGATATGAGTGATGATGTCCAGATCGAATACAGTATAATCAGCAGCAATTCCCAAAATCTTCTTAGTGCTAATAAGGATGCTCTGTTCCATCTCTCTCACCTACTTTTTAGATTAGATGTTACGCTGCGTCCCCGTCACCGTCGACTGGCTCGGGATCAACGGGACCGTCGGGATCGCTGGGAGGGCCAACCGGGCCCGGCTCCGTCGGGGGATCCTCGGGAAGCGGAGGTACCTCGAGCGGAGTGGTCTCTTCCTGCGTCTCGGTCATGTCATCTCCTTTGTTGTTGGATACCGCCTTCTACTACTGATTGTGCACGAACTTCTGATCATCCCACCAGCGATCGGGGATGGTCTCGACAACGTCTGGACGAGGACCGACCTTACCGCCGTTATACCAGTCGATCCAGGACTTCTCTTC